GGTGGGCTTGATAATGGATATCCCCCTGAGCGGATAAATCAAAAATAACCCCTGCAACGGATAATGACGGAGCAACAGATGGCAAAAGCCAAATGGCACAGACTTCCGGCATTCACCATTCCGCCAGGTGACGCAGCCAGAATTGTTGATTGGCTGATCGCGGCATTACAGCAGGCATTCACTGAGTGCCTGTGATAATGCAACAGCCCGTACAAAACGGGCTTAGATTTATCTCTTTGTTGCGTTCATGGTCACATGGTAAACGAATTGGCTAAATTGGTTATCCCAGCGCCCATTATGATTAGCTGCAACTAATTGCATTAACGCCTGCATTAACTTGCTGAACAGCAAGATTAACTTAAGTCTGTTTTTTGAACTGTCACTATCTAAGGAAACTTCTTCGGTTAATTGATTCTCGGCGTTAAAAATACCCAGTTTTGATTCTTCCATGCTGGGTTCCGTTGGATGCTGTTTAAAGTATTCAGTCAGAGTATCCGTCAGGCTCTGGATCCTTGAATCAGCAATGCTTTGTATTGATGGATTGTGTGCAAGGTCATTACGCATTGAGTTGATGGTTTTAAGTGATTTCATAAGTTCCGTGGGGATTCCCAGGTTTCCCGCCATGGATATTTTAGTATTACATTCGATTAAAAGTTTGTTTTTATCTCTTCCAAAGAGATCTTGGCAGTCACAGCATGCGCATATCCATGCTTCGACCATGCGCTCACAAAGTAGGTGAATGCGCAATGTAGTACCCACATCGTCATCGCTTTCCACTGCTCTCGCGAATAAAGATGGAAAATCAATCTCATGGTAATAGTCCATGAAAATCCTTGTATTCATAAATCCTCCAGGTAGCTATATGCAAATTGAAACAAAAGAGATGGTGATCTTTCTAAGAGATGATGGAATCTCCCTTCAGTATCCCGATGGTCAATGCGCTGGATATGGGATAGATGGGAATATGCTGATTTTTATGGGACAGAGTTGCGAACTGTTCCCAACTAAAATCATTTTGCACGATCAGCGCACTACGAACTTTACCCACAAATAGTCAGGTAATGAATCCTGATATAAAGACAGGTTGATAAATCAGTCTTCTACGCGCATCGCACGCGCACACCGTAGAAAGTCTTTCAGTTGTGAGCCTGGGCAAACCGTTAACTTTCGGCGGCTTTGCTGTGCGACAGGCTCACGTCTAAAAGGAAATAAATCATGGGTCATAAAATTATCACGTTGTCCGGCGCGGCGACGGATGTTCTGTATGCGCTGTTTTTCCGTGGCGCGTTGCTGTCTGGTGATCTGCCAGCCAAATCTGGCACAGCCGAATTGCGCGAGCTTGGTTTTGCTGAAACCAGACACACAGCAACTGAATACCAGAAAGAAAATCACTTTACCTTTCTGACATCAGAAGGGCAGAAATTTGCCGTTGAACACCTGGTCAATACGCGTTTTGGTGAGCAGCAATATTGCGCTTCGATGACGCTTGGCGTTGAGATTGATACCTCTGCTGCACAAAAGGCAATCGACGAGCTGGACCAGCGCATTCGTGACACCGTCTCCTTCGAACTTATTCGCAATGGAGTGTCATTCATCAAGGACGCCGCTATCGCAAATGGTGCTATCCACGCAGCGGCAATCGAAACACCTCAGCCGGTGACCAATATCTACAACATCAGCCTTGGTATCCAGCGTGATGAGCCAGCGCAGAACAAGGTAACCGTCAGTGCCGATAAGTTCAAAGTTAAACCTGGTGTTGATACCAACATTGAAACGTTGATCGAAAACGCGCTGAAAAACGCTGCTGAATGTGCGGCGCTGGATGTCACAAAGCAAATGGCAGCAGACAAGAAAGCGATGGATGAACTGGCTTCCTATGTCCGCACGGCCATCATGATGGAATGTTTCCCCGGTGGTGTTATCTGGCAGCAGTGCCGTCGATAGTATGCAATTGATAATTATTATCGTTTGCGGGTCCTTTCCGGCGATCCGCCTTGTTACGGGGCGGCGTCCGCGCAGATTCTCGCTATTTATGAAAATTTTCTGGTTTATGCCATTTCCGTTCTTCTTCTTGTTTACTCATTGTTTTTGTTAAAAACGTCCTCTCTCCAGAAAGGAAATGCTGAGCAAGGAAAACGGAAGTTTACCGTTGATTGTTTCCTTTCTCTGTTTTTTGCCAGGAGTAAGCCATGGAGGTTAACAAAAAACGCTTATCCGAAATTTTCGGGGTAAGCGTCCGAACGATTCAGAACTGGCAGGAGCAAGGTATGCCGGTTGTCCGCGGTGGTGGCAAAGGTAATGAGGTTCTCTTTGAATCTGCTGCTGCAATCGAATGGTACAGTGCGCGCGATGCAGCTATAGAAAATGAAAAGTTGCGGAAGGAAGTTGAAGATCTCCGTATCGCTTCTGAGTCCGATCTTCAACCTGGCACGATTGAATATGAGCGACACCGACTTACGCGAGCTCAGGCTGACGCTCAGGAATTAAAAAATGCAAAAGAGTCCGCTGAAGTGGTGGAGACCGCATTCTGCACGTTCGTGCTGTCGCGGGTAGCCGGAGAAATCGCCAGCATTCTCGATGGAATACCTCTGTCGGTTCAGCGGCGCTTCCCGGAGCTGGAGAACCGACATATTGATTTCCTCAAGAAGGACATCATTAAGGCCATGAACAAGGCAGCTGCGCTGGATGAAATGATACCGGGGTTGCTGAGTGAATATATCGAACAGTCAGGTTAAGGGGCTGCAGCACTCTGCGCGGGCGGGGTTACGTTCGCTGTACCGGCCGCAACCGCAAACAGCAGTTGAATGGGCAGATGAGAATTATTATCTCCCGAAAGAGTCTGCCTACCAGGAAGGGCGCTGGGAAACACTGCCATTTCAGCGTGCAATTATGAATGCGATGGGTAATGACTATATTCGCGAGGTGAATGTCGTTAAATCGGCTCGTGTCGGCTACTCAAAAATGTTGCTCGGCGTTTACGCATATTTCATCCAACATAAACAGCGTAACTCCCTAATATGGTTACCAACCGACGGTGATGCTGAAAACTTCATGAAGTCTCATGTAGAACCGACCATTCGTGATATTCCGACGTTGCTGGCGCTTGCTCCCTGGTACGGTAAAAAACACCGGGACAATACGCTGAGCATGAAGCGTTTCTCGAATGGTCGTGGTTTCTGGTGCCTGGGCGGTAAGGCTGCAAAAAACTACCGTGAAAAATCAGTTGATGTGGCTGGCTACGACGAGCTCGCCGCTTTCGATGATGACATCGAGAAAGAAGGTTCTCCCACCTTTCTGGGTGATAAGCGTATTGAGGGTTCTGTATGGCCGAAATCCATTCGCGGATCTACACCGAAAGTCAAAGGTACGTGCCAGATAGAAAGAGCTGCTAAGGAGTCTGAACATTTTCTTCGGTTCCATGTTCCATGCCCACACTGTGGGGAAGAGCAGTATCTGAAATTCGGTGATAAAGAGACACCATTTGGCTTCAAATGGTCTCCGGGAGAACCTGCCAGCGTTTACTACCTCTGTGAACACAATGCCTGTGTGATTAAACAACAGGAGCTGGAATTTCTGGAGGCCAGGTATATTTGTGATGAAACAGGTATCTGGACACGAGACGGCCTTAACTGGTTTTCTTCATCCGGTACCGAAATTGAACCTCCTGACAGCGTTACATTCCACATCTGGACCGCATATAGCCCGTTCACAACCTGGGTGCAGATCGTCAAGGACTGGATAAAAACAAAAGGTGATACGGGTAAGCGAAAAACTTTCGTTAACACGACCCTGGGCGAAACGTGGGAACCGAAAATAGGTGAACGACCCGATGCTGAAGTTTTAGCGGAACGAAAAGAGCACTTTGAAGCGTCTGTGCCGGAGCGAGTGGCATATCTGACAGCGGGTATTGACTCCCAGCTTGACCGTTACGAAATGCGTGTTTGGGGATGGGGGCCGGGAGAGGAAAGCTGGCTTATCGACAAAATTATCATTATGGGTCGTCATGATGATGAGTCGACTCTCGCTCGAGTTGATGAAGCGATCAACAGGACGTATAAGCGCCAGAACGGTCTCGAAATGGTTATATCCCGCACTTGCTGGGATATTGGCGGCATTGATCCCACCATCGTCTACAACCGCTCAAAAAAACACGGTCTGTTTCGTGTGATCCCTATAAAGGGGGCGTCGGTTTATGGAAAGCCAGTGGCGAACATGCCACGCAAGCGTAACAAGAATGGTGTTTACCTCACAGAGGTAGGAACAGACACCGCAAAAGAGCAGATTTATAACCGTTTCACGCTGGTGGCGCAAAGAGACGAGCCGCTGGCGGGAGCGGTTCATTTCCCGAATAACCCAGAAATCTACGATCTAACAGAGGCCCAACAACTAACAGCTGAAGAGCAGGTGGAAAAATGGGTAGACGGAAAGAAAAAGATCGTCTGGGACAGCAAAAAACGACGAAATGAGGCGCTCGATTGCTTTGTTTATGCACTGGCGGCGCTGCGTATAAGCATATCCCGCTGGCAGCTAAATCTTGATTCACTTCTGGCCAGCCTGCTGGAGGAAGAAGGCAGCCGTAACAATAACAAGACCCTGGCGGATTACGCGCGGGCATTATCTGGAGATGAATAATGGCAACACAGACTGAACTGGATGCCGCGCGCGCTGCGTTACATGACCTGATGATGGGAAAGCGCGTGGCGACGGTACAGAAAGACGGTCGAAGAGTGGAATTTACAGCCACTTCAGTCAGCGATCTCAAAAAATATATTGCTGACCTTGAATCTCAGGTTGGCACCACATCACGACGCCGGGGGCCAGCAGGGTTTTACGTATGAAAATACCATCTTTGGTGGGACCTGACGGGAAAACATCCCTTCGGGAATACGCAGGATATCATGGCGGTGGAGGCGGGTTTGGTGGGCAGCTGCGAGGCTGGAATCCGCCGAGTGAAAGTGCAGATGCCGCACTCCTACCCAACTATTCTCGCGGAAATGCCCGCGCTGACGATCTGGTGCGAAATAATGGCTACGCGGCAAACGCCGTGCAGCTCCACCAGGACCACATCGTCGGGTCATTTTTCAGACTCAGTTATCGACCAAGCTGGCGTTATCTGGGAATAAATGAGGAGGATTCACGGGCATTCTCGCGGGATGTGGAAGCTGCATGGAATGAGTATGCCGAGGACGACTTTTGCGGGATTGATGCCGAGCGTAAGCGAACGTTTACGATGATGATCCGAGAAGGTGTGGCCATGCACGCGTTTAACGGTGAATTATGCACGCAGGCGACCTGGGACAGCGATTCAACGCGTCTTTTCCGTACTCAGTTCAAAATGGTCAGTCCGAAGCGCGTCAGCAATCCGAATAATATCGGTGATACCCGGAACTGTCGCGCCGGTGTGAAAATAAATGATAGCGGTGCTGCGCTGGGATATTACGTCAGCGACGATGGTTATCCCGGCTGGATGGCGCAGAACTGGACCTACATTCCTCGCGAACTACCCGGCGGTCGACCTTCATTTATCCATGTATTCGAACCGATGGAGGATGGACAGACCCGTGGGGCCAATGCGTTTTACAGCGTGATGGAGCAGATGAAAATGCTCGATACCCTGCAAAATACCCAGCTCCAGAGCGCGATAGTGAAGGCTATGTATGCCGCTACCATCGAGAGTGAACTGGATACCCAATCGGCGATGGACTTTATTCTCGGCGCGGATAATAAAGAGCAGCAGAGCAAACTTACGGGCTGGCTCGGTGAAATGGCGTCCTATTACTCAGCTGCGCCTGTTCGCCTGGGTGGGGCAAGGGTTCCACACCTGTTGCCGGGTGATTCTCTCAACCTTCAGTCGGCGCAGGATACCGATAACGGCTACTCGACTTTTGAACAGTCCCTGCTGCGTTATATTGCCGCTGGGCTTGGTGTGTCGTATGAGCAGCTTTCGCGAAACTATTCGCAGATGAGCTACTCGACCGCACGCGCAAGTGCTAACGAGTCCTGGGCGTACTTTATGGGGCGTCGCAAGTTTGTGGCATCCCGACAGGCCTGTCAGATGTTTCTTTGCTGGCTTGAAGAGGCGATTGTCCGCCGCGTGGTCACGCTTCCTTCGAAAGCCCGGTTCAGTTTCCAGGAGGCGAGAACAGCCTGGGGGAATGCCAACTGGATTGGCTCTGGTCGAATGGCAATTGACGGGCTGAAAGAGGTACAGGAGGCCGTCATGCTCATTGAGGCAGGTCTCAGCACGTATGAAAAAGAGTGCGCCAAACGCGGTGATGATTATCAGGAGATTTTTGCCCAGCAGGTCCGGGAAACCATGGAGCGTCGTGCTGCGGGTCTGAAACCACCGGCATGGGCCGCTGCAGCTTTTGAGGCCGGAGTGAAAAAATCAAACGAGGAGGAGCAAGATGGCGCACGAGCTGCGTAATCTTCCGCATATTGCCAGTATGGCCTTTAATGAGCCGCTGATGCTTGAACCCGCCTATGCGCGGGTTTTCTTTTGCGCGCTGGCTGGCCAGTTGGGCATCACCCGGCTGACAGATACCGTCTCTGGCATCACGCTTGATGCCGGACAAATAGCCGAACCGCTGGCGCTGTTTGGTGAGGATGATGACATGGATCCCCGTCCATCACGCAGCTATCAGGTGGCAAATGGTATCGCGGTCTTGCCGGTTTCCGGCACGCTGGTCAGTAAAACCCGTGCGCTTCAGCCTTATTCCGGCATGACGGGTTACAACGGGATCATTGCTCGCCTGCAGCAGGCAATCAGTGACCCCGGCGTTGACGGCATTCTTCTGGATATGGATACGCCGGGTGGAATGGTGTCCGGGGCGTTTGACTGCGCCGACATTATAGCCCGTATGCGCGATATCAAACCCATCTGGGCGCTGGCCAATGACATGAACTGCAGTGCAGGGCAGCTTATAGCCAGTTCGGCATCGCGACGGCTGGTCACACAAACGGCCAGAACCGGCTCCATTGGGGTCATGATGGCGCACAGCAACTATGGCGCTGCGCTCAAAACTAACGGCGTTGAGGTCACGCTGATTTACAGCGGCGATCGCAAGGTCGACGGCAACCCTTACGAAAAGCTTCCGAAAGATGTGCGTGCTGATTTCCAGACGCGTATCGATGCCACTCGTCAGATGTTTGCCGAAAAGGTTTCCGCTTATACCGGCATGTCTGTTCAGGACGTGCTGGACACCGAAGCGGCAGTATTCTCCGGCCAGGAGTCTTTGGATAACGGACTGGCGGATGAACTTGTTAACAATACCGATGCGCTCGGCGTGATGCGCGAAGCACTCGACAGACGCAAAAAAACAACCCTTGGAGGAACTATGCCATCACCTTCTGCTTCAGCTGTGACCACTAAGCCAGTTGACCAGGCAGCAACTCAGACAACTGCCTCAGCTGAACAGGTCACTACCGTTGACACGACCATTGCTTCCGTAGCGGCCCCTGTAGATGTCAGTGCGCAGGTTACTGCAGCAGTAGCTGCAGAGAATAGCCGCATCATGGGCATCCTGAACTGCGATGAGGCTAAAGGGCGTGAGTCACAGGCGCGAGCACTGGCCGAAACGCCGGGTATGACGGTAGAGAGCGCACAGCGCATTCTGGCTGCTGCACCGCAAAGTGCCCAGGCGCGTACCGATACGGCGCTGGATCGTTTGATGGAAACAGCACCCGGTGCACTCCCAGCAGGTAGCGCATCTTCTGATGCCGCTGACGATTTGTTAAACACCCCCGTTTAAGAGGCTATCATGGCAATTACTGAAGTTTTCACACATAACCAGCCGCTCGGTAACAGCGACCCGGCGCACACTGCGTATGGTCCTGGCGAACTGACGGCTTCCACTCCAGCCATGACGCCGCTCATGCTGGATGCCACTTCTGGCAAGCTGACCGTCTGGGATGGTGCTCATGCTGGCGCGGCAATGGGCATCCTGGCTGTAACCGCAGACCAGAACAGCGCGGAACTGGCATATTACAAATCTGGCTCTTTCCGTATTGAAGATGTCCTCTGGCCATCTGCCGTCACCGACGACAACATTAAACGTAACGCGTTCGCCGGTACTGCAATCAGCATCGTTTAATCCGCATTTCTACAACCATCATCATTCATAAAAGCCGCTTGCGCGGCTTTTTTTACGGGAAAAATCTATGTCCGTTTACACCACTGCCCAACTGCTGGCGGTCAATGAGAAGAAATTCAAATTCGATCCGCTTTTCCTGCGTATCTTTTTCCGCGAAACCTATCCCTTCAGTACAGAGAAGGTTTACCTGTCGCAAATTCCTGGCCTGGTCAATATGGCGCTTTACGTCTCGCCGATTGTCTCCGGCAAAGTGATCCGCTCCCGTGGCGGCAGCACGTCTGAATTCACGCCGGGTTATGTGAAGCCGAAACACGAAGTTAACCCACTGATGACTCTCCGCCGCCTGCCGGATGAGGATCCGCAGAATCTCGCTGACCCGGTCTATCGCCGTCGCCGCATTATCCTTCAGAACATGAAGGATGAAGAGCTGGCGATTGCTCAGGTCGAAGAGAAACAGGCTGTTTCGGCGGTGCTCAGCGGTAAATACACCATGACCGGGGAAGCGTTCGAGCCTGTTGAAGTCGATATGGGCCGCAGCGCTGGTAACAACATTGTCCAGGCCGGTGCGGCTGCATGGTCAACCCGCGACAAAGAAACGTATGACCCGACCGATGACATTGAAGCCTACGCGCTCAACGCCAGCGGTGTGGTCAACATCATTGTGTTCGATCCGAAAGGCTGGGCGCTGTTCCGTTCCTTCAAGGCTGTTGAGAAGAAGCTGGATACGCGTCGTGGTTCTAACTCTGAGCTGGAAACTGCCGTGAAAGACCTGGGTATGGCTGTTTCATACAAGGGGATGTTTGGCGATGTGGCCATCGTGGTGTACTCCGGCCAGTACGTCGAAAACGACGTCAAAAAGAATTATCTGCCGGACCTGACAATGGTGCTGGGGAATACCCAGGCTCGTGGCCTGCGTACCTATGGCTGCATTCTTGATGCTGATGCCCAGCGCGAAGGTATCAATGCCTCGACACGCTACCCGAAAAACTGGGTGCAGTCGGGGGATCCGGCGCGCGAATTCACCATGATTCAGTCAGCTCCGCTGATGCTGCTGCCAGACCCTGACGCATTCGTCTCCGTCAAACTGGCATAACTTCCCCCAGTGGCCCTGTCGGGCCACCTTTCTGGAGTATTTCCCATGACAGAAAAAGAAAAGCTGGTCGCCCGCCTGAATGAACTTGGGACCCAGCTTAACCGCGAGGTCAGCACCAGCGGCACGGTTCAGGAACTTACGATGCGTATTGCTGAGCTGGAAGAGGAGCTGGATGGTGATGCCAGTTCGATTGACGGTGAAAACGGAGAGAAGAATGCTCCCGACAGCACCGACAGCACCGACAGCACCGACAGCACCGACAGCACCGACAGCACCGACAGCGATGTAGATGGCACGGAAAAAGTAAAAAACGAAGCGGTCACAACGGATGACCGGGTATCAGTAGAAACGCTGGCTACCCTGCATGTTGACGCGCTGCATGCCACGCGTAACGAACCGGTATCCATCGTTGAGCCCGGAGTGATTATCCGCGTATCCGAACAGGATGCCGATGAGCTGATCGCAAAGGGGCTGGCTCGCGAAGTCTGAAGGGGGCCGCATGGCTGATTTCGATAATCTCTTTGATGAGGCCATGTCGCGAGCTGATGGCACTATCCGCAGTGTGATGGGCACAGAGGCAAAGGTGATGTCAGGCGCATTGTCTGGCATCACGCTGGTCGGTGTCTTTGATGATCCAGAAAACATTGGTTATGCGGGAGCGGGGATCCGTGTTGAAGGTACCAGCCCGACACTGTTTGTTGAAACCTCCACTGTCAGCCAGCTGCAGCGTATGGACACCCTGACGATTAACGGCCGGTCATTCTGGGTTGATCGTATCGATCCGGATGACTGTGGTTCCTGTCATATCTGGCTGGGTAACGGCTCTGCTCCACCTTCCTCGCGTCGCCGTTAAGGAGCGCCTATGTCGATAAAAGGCCTTGAGCAGGCCATAGAGAACCTTAACAGCATCAGCAAAACGGCTGTCCCGCGTGCGTCGGCGCAGGCCGTTAACCGCGTGGCAAACCGTGCTGTCAGCCGTAGCGTTGCGGTCGTATCAAAAGACACCCGCGTACCGAGAAAGCTGGTAAAGCAACGCGCCAGAGTGAAGCGTGCGACGGTCAATAAGCCCCGTGCGCTTATCCGGGTGAACCGGGGAAATTTACCGGCCATAAAACTCGGCACTGCAAGCGTGCGCCTTTCCCGCAGAAAAAGGGATAAGAAAGGGGCCAACAGCGTTCTGCGCATAGGGCCGTTCCGTTTTCCGGGTGGTTTCATCCAGCAGCTTAAAAATGGCCGCTGGCACGTCATGAGGCGAACGTCAAAACCCCGTTATCCCATTGAAGTAGTCAGCATCCCGCTGGCAGCTCCGTTAACTACGGCATTTAAAGAAGAACTGCCGAAGCTTATGGAGTCGGATATGCCCAAAGAGCTCCGGGCATCCCTTACCAACCAACTCAGGCTCATTCTGACACGATGAAACACAGCGATATCCGCAAGGTAATTATTGACGCGCTTGAAAGCGCGATTGGTACTGACGCCATTTATTTTGACGGCAGGCCTGCAGTGCTCGAAGAGGAAGATTTCCCTGCTGTAGCCGTCTATCTGACAGATGCGGAATACACCGGGGAAGAACTGGATGCAGACAGCTGGCAGGCCATTCTGCATATCGAAGTCTTTCTTGGGGCTCAGGTGCCTGATTCTGATCTGGATGACTGGATGGAAACGCGGGTGTATCCGGTTCTCGCAGAGGTTCCGGGTCTTGAATCCCTTATCACCACAATGGTTCAGCAGGGTTATGACTACCAGCGCGATGACGATATGGCGCTGTGGAGTTCTGCCGACCTGAAATATTCCATTACTTACGACATGTGAGGACCCTATGGCCACACCAAACCCGCTGGCACCAACAAAAGGTGCTGGTACCACCCTATGGGTTTACACCGGAACCGGTGACCCTTATGCCAACCCGCTTTCAGATGTTGACTGGCTGCGTCTGGCAAAGATTAAAGACCTGCAGCCCGGTGAACTGACCGCCGAATCTGAGGATGATACCTACATCGATGATGAGAATGCTGACTGGACATCAACCATGCAGGGGCAGAAATCAGCCGGTGAAACCAACCTGACGCTCGCGTGGATGCCGGGAGATTCCGGTCAGCAGGACCTTGTGATCTGGTTCGATGAGGGCACCGTGAGGGGATATAAAATCAAATACCCAAATGGTGTTGTCGATGTGTTTAAGGGCTGGGTGAGCAGCCTCGGTAAAACCATTACGTCCAAAGAGGTCATGACCCGGACGGCCAAAATCACCAACAACGGCAAACCATCACTGGCAGAAGACAGTGGTGCCGCGCCGATTGCTGTCACGGGGATCAGCCTGGATAAATCCACTGCAGCTGTTGCGGTCGGTAAAACTGTGCAACTGGTTGTATCTGTTCTTCCGGCCAGTGCGTCAGATAAATCCTTCCGCGTATCGTCAGCTGACCGGGCCAAAGCCACAGTTACGGCTAACGGTAACACACTGACGGTCACCGGCGTGGCGGCAGGCACCGTCGAAATCATCGTTATGAGCAATGACGGTAACTTTGTGGCGATCTGCAAAGTCACTGTTTCCTGATAACCGGGGCGCGAGCCCCGTTCCCCCGGAGTAATTATGTTTCTAAAGAGCGAACTGCTTGAATGCAACGGCAGCAGCGTCACATTGTTCCAGCTTTCGGCGCTTCAGCGTATTGAATACCTCGAATACCTGAAGCAGCTGGAGGCAGTTGAAGCTGGCGATTTTCAGGCGGCCATCACCCTCACCGTAAAAAGTGGGGCGTTCCTCGTGGCGATGTCACTCTGGCACGGCCACGAACTGAAAGGCTCCCAGGGAGAAAATGCGGCGGCGGAAGTGGCAAAGATTCAGGATGAGGTCATGCAGTCATGGCCGACCGAACTGGTTGCCGAAGCGGAATATAAGGTGAAACTCCTGTCCGGGATGATTGCGCCTGTCATTGAAGAACCGACTTCATCCGGTGAAGAACGTAATGATCCCGCTGAACCCGTTACTGCGGAAAAGTCCTCGCCAGTGAGCTGAAATTTGCCATGAAACTGGCGCGTGAGTTCGGTCGCCCGGACTGGCGTGCCATGCTTGCTGGCATGTCCTCTACGGAGTACGGCGACTGGAAAATCTTCTACCAGGACAATTACTTTCATGATGCGCAGCTGGACGCACATTTCTCCGGCTTGCTCTACACCATCTCAACCCTGTTTTTTGCCGATCCGGAGTTAACCCCGGACAGTTTCAGCATTCTTTCCTCTGCACCGGAAGCCATCGACATCGATGATCCGGATGACGATACGCTGATGGCGAAGGCTGCAGGTATTTCAGGAGGCGTGCGCTATGGCCCAGACGGCAGTGGGTGATCTGGTCGTTAACCTTGACGTTAACTCGACGAAATTTAACGAGCAGCTTAACTACGTCAAAAAAGAATTAAAGCAGACTGGCAGCGCGGCGAACGACGAAGCGCTACGGATCCAGCAGTCCTTTAGCCGCCAGGAGAACGCCGCGCGCAAGGCGGGTATTTCAATAGGCCAGTATAACGCAGCAATGCGTATGCTTCCGGCGCAGTTTACCGATATAGCTACGCAGCTAGCGGGCGGGCAGAACCCATGGCTTATTCTGCTTCAGCAGGGCGGTCAGGTTAAGGACTCCTTTGGCGGGATAATACCAACATTCCGGGCCTTACTGGGTACGATCTCACCGTTGATGGTCGGCATCGGTGCGCTGTCCGCCGCAACGGGTGCGCTGTTCTATGCCTGGTACCAGGGCTCATCCACACTATCTGACTTCAACAAAACGCTGGTACTGTCGGGGAACACGGCCGGATTGACTGCCGATCGTATGTTGGCGCTGGCACGAAACGGCCAGGCAGCGGGGCTGACGTTCAATCAGACCAGCGAAGCCCTGAGAGAGCTTATCAACGCGGGGGTGGGCGCGAGTTCGCGCTTTGATGAAATGAGCCAGGCGGTGGCGCGATTTACTGATGCCTCCGGCGTGCCGGTGGAAAAAGTCGCAGCCGCATACGGCAAGCTCACTACTGACCCTACATCAGGCCTGATCGCGATGGCTCAGCAGTTCCACAACGTTACGGCCGAACAGATTGCCCATGTGGC